ATTAGAGATCTCCAAAGGTATTGTTGTTTCCATAACATTTTGAATTACGTTTATCATGTACTGACTATCAACAGATATACATAACTCATCATGTATTTGTATGTGGGGTATTATACCTTTTTCATATAGGTCCACCATTGCCTTCTTTGTCATATCTGCGGCAGAACCCTGTATCAGTCTATTTAACGCTTTGTAAGTAAACGCTGGAGTGTAGTATCTTTCAAAATAGTCCATATAATTAGGATCTATCTTGTTCTCTTTGTATTTTTCTAACATCTCAGCTTTGTATGCTTCTTTTGCTTCGTGTTCCGTGTACAGTGGTACTTCAGTAAATCTATTTGTTTCAGGATTCCATTCTTTGTTTGTAGTTTCCCATTTGTTAAACCTGCAGAATCTATCGTACAATGTAAAAAGTAATTTATTTTCTTTGGCAAATTTTATAAGTTCTTGAGATAGTCTTCTAACAAAAGGCACTTTATTATGGTATTCATTAAATAATTCTTTAGCTCGATTAGAATCTAACCCTAGTTCTCTTTGTAGTTTTAATTTACCCATACCATAAAACAAACCAAGATTTATGGTCTTTGCTTGTGTTCTTGATATGTTAGCCATGTCAGCAACTATCTGATGAAAGTCAGCATCTTCTTTGTTAAACTCATCCTCTAATTTATCTGTGCCAGGGAGTTCTAATTTTAAAGCATAGTGCACCACAATACGAGGCTCTTGTTGTGAATAATCAAAGCTAGCCCACTGTTGTCCTTCTTCAGGAATAAATAGCTCTCTCATCTTTTTACCAATATATCCTCTTGCTGGTATCTGTTGCAGGTTAGGATTAGACATACTAAACCTACCAGTGACCGTACCACCTGAATCTGATCTTATTTGATTTATATCTGCATGTATTCTATCTTCGTGCACGTATCCTAGTAATCCATCAATAAAAGTATTTACTGCTTTGTCATACTCTCTTGCTTTTGCAATCATACGTAAACATTTATTACTGTGAGTTCTTAAATAATCTTTTGGAAGTTGTGGCATTTTTGATTTGGGAGTTACTTTGTAATCTTTAATATTAAGATAATCTAATAACTTTTTAATTGAAGCAGCAGCCCAAATGTCAATTCTAATTGATGTTTTATTTTCTATTGCTTTTATTATTTGGTCTCTACGTTTTTTGAGATGTCTTCCAAATAGGATGGCTTTTGACCGATCTATTCTAACTCCTTTGAACTTCATGTCAACTAAACAAATAAATAATTTTGTTTCTAATTCAAATATTTGTCTACAAGTTTTCTGCTCTCCATCATCTTTAGTGTATAATACTTCGTCAATTTTTTTATCAAATAACTTCCATAATTTATAAGTTAAATTTACGTCTTGTTTTGCATACTCTTTAACAATTGATGCAGGTAGTTTATGCATATTAGACATAGGGTCTTTTACCATACCACCTGACCACTCTAATGTTTTTTGTTGTAAATCGTATTTGTATTTTTCTTCGTTAAGATAATCTTTTGATAATGCATCTAATGAATATCTAAATCTATTTTCATCAATGACAGATGCAGCTATCATAGTATCAACTATCCTACCTTTAATCATCTTACCGGTCACAGCTCTTATCCAACAAACATCATACATTGCATTGTGAAATACTTTTGTAATGTTTTTGTTTTGAAATATTTTATCGTTGAGAACTTGCCATATCTTATTTATTCTATCGTAAGCTATATCAGTATCAGAGTGACGTAGAGGAAAGTATGCAGTTTCATTTTCAGTTGCAACTGCAATACCACAAACAAAACCATCCTTACGTATTGCACCAGATCCTTTTGTTTTTAAATTTGGATCGTAAGTTTCTATATCTATTGCGACTGTGTCTATACCTTTTAAATTTAAATCTTCTGGTGTATTACACATTATTTTATTCCCCATGAATTAGGTTTTTCTTTTGGTAAATTTTCTTTTGGTTTTTCTACGGTAGGATAATCTCTTTCAATTATCATTTCTAAAAAGTGTATTGCTTTCAAAATATCTTCTTTCCCATTTTTGTCTTGATGACGTATTATGTATTTAATAGCACAACCTTCAGGGTATAGCAACTTATTCTCTACTACAAACTTACTTGGCTGTATTTTATATTTTTGATAATGTGATCCTCCGTGTTGCTTATCCCAAACTTTATTTTTCATTATTCTCTCCCGTATGTTTTATTTTTATGACAAGTCACACACAACAATTGTAAATTACAATTATTTAAATGATATTTTATCCAATTATTTTTTATTTCAAGATCCGTAAAATACCATATATCCGTATGTGAAGCTTTTCCCACAGCGTTAAAAATGTAATCTTTTTTATAATTATTAAAAAAATTATTAAACAAAGTTATAAAAGTTGGATCTTTATGGTCTACCTCTGCATCAAGTCCATGCACTTCAATCCCACATTTATTACAATTTGGTTTAACTTGTTCTCTAAATTGTTTTTTATGTATATTTACTGCTTTTCTAGCTGCTTGTTTTACTCTGTGCATTCTATCTTCATTCATTAACACACCTGTTCCAAAACAAGTAAACATCCATTTTGCAGCCACAGGAACTTCTTTACCCATACCAGAACTAAAACACCAACCTTTTTCTTTACACTCTTCACAGTCATCTAATTCGTGAGGGTCTTTTTGATGAATCCATAAACATATGCCCCCTTGACTATCATAACTAAAAAACCAATTGTAAATTCCTGGACCTATTTTTCTTTGATACCAATCTTCATCATTACATAAAAAATAATCCTTAAATAATTTATCCATAGCGGTTTTAGTAATAGCAGTTGTTTCATCTAATCTTTTTCCAAGAGGAATTTGGTCTCTTAATAATTGAAAATGTTTATATGCATCTTTTTTAGTTTTAAAATCTTTTCCTAAAACATTTTTGTATTTCATTTTACTCCTAACGTGTAGGGTCCTCTTGATGCTATGGTCCAACAGTCAACCTTGCCTCTACTGTAAGCCACATACTTTAATCTTAATTGTGTAAAGTATTCTTCTTGTCTTGTTCTTGTTAAATCAACAACAACGTTGTCAAACGTTAATCCTTTTACTGTGTGTATGTTTGCATATTTAACTC